TGATGCGCTTCATAATTGCGAAGGTATTGGTCTGCACCACCACAGGGACGAGCGCACCTGACAACTCAATCCAGCATTCAGGTGAATACACCATCTCTTGCAACCAACTGAACTCCGCATCCGATAGCCAATCGCTTTGTAGGTTGTACGTGTCGCGGTATGTCACCGACCACTGCTTGTCAAATTGGTCATCGCCATAGACGCTGTTGTTGTATCCGTATGTTTGGCGTTTTACATTTACCGATTGTCGGTTTTTTTTTGTAAACGTGTAGCCATCCACTCCGCCGTACATATTGCGGAAGTAAACCCGCAGTTGGTCGTATCGCTCGCAGTTGTCGATGGTGTAGGTGTATGCCTTTGTGCGGCTGAATGCGGATGTCAATGTACCCGCCGCGTTGGCCGCTATCTGCACCTCAATCGTGCCTCCTTGCGTTGGGAAGTTGACCGAACCCGCACTGCCGTCAGTACACTGTCCTGCCGTTAAGTTGTACAACCCTCTCGGCCCTGCGTTAATCAAAGGCGCAAGTCCACTCACCGTTCCTGTCACCAAGAATGGCGACCTCGTTGCCCCGCTGTCGTAGGTCACGCGAAGAGCCACCCCTGTCACGGCTGAATCAACAACCATCGACAGGAAATCGTTGCTACCACTGGTCAGCGTACTACTCACTGGCCTGTTGCTGACTACCTTCAAAGGCACAGCGTCACTATTCACCGTTGCGGCATAGTAAGTCGTTGGCGCGGCGATTGCTGTGTTGTAGTCCTGTTGTCTAAACGCCGCCTGCCACGCGATTAAGGATGCGGAAGCAGTGCCGCCTGTCGCCACCGTTGGCGGTGAACCGTACTCCTCGCGGAAGGTCAGATTCGCCTTTACCGCATAGCCACCCGACTGCCATCCGCTTGTGGTTTGCGGAACTGCTGGCAATATCAGCGTTTCAACCACCTTGCTCACGCCAAAGAATCCGAAACTGGTGCTGGGCAGTTTGTCGCACTTCAATCGTGCGCTTGCCGTGCTACCACTCACATCGCAGATGTAGCGGAAGTTTGCGGATGCAGTTAGGTCACTGCTAACCACCACTACGTCAGAATTGCCGACAGGAAGTAAGGCGGGAAGGGAAGATACAATGGTTATGCTCATCGTCTGGTTGCTGTTTGTTTGCCAAATTCGGAAAGTAGGCGCAGGCTTATCTTTTGCCCTGTGATGTCGGCAATAGTCACGGTCAATTCGTTCACCCGCTTGTCAGTCATCGTGTCGGTGTAGAATGGTCGTGGCTTGATTCCTTCTCTTTTCATTTTTCGCGCCTTGTTGAAGGCGAACCCATCCAACTCCTCTGCTGGTATGCCTATCGCCTTGTCAATCGCCCACTTGCGGATTGCCGCCACGTGCCGCTTGCTGGGCCTGATGTAGCGGAAACTGAACGGCCTGCCGCGCTTGTTCTGCACGCCATCCACGCCGTAGTTCACATAGGCCCAGTACTCCGCACCTTCAAGGTCAATCTTCAACGCCTGCCCATCCAAGCGGAAGTCGGAAGCACGGAAGGACTGGCGAAGGTTTAGCGTGGCGGTAGCATCGTACCTATCCACTGCTTTATTCATCGCATCAATCGCCTCGTGCAACCACCGTAGTACTGCGCTCTTTACATCCTTACTATCGGTCAGGCTTACGGATTCGGTAACGTCACTGCCAATGGCAGAAAGCTGACTGGTTAAACTTACATCAAACTTCATCAGCTATAAATACCACTGCCCGCAAATGTGTGCTATTGCAGGTCTTTCGCCAATCGAACGTAATTCATAAACTGCCGCGCGGGCATCGCAAACACCGCATCCATCTTCAAAGGGTCGCGCTTGGCAATCAGCACATACGCAACGCCAAGCCATCCGTAGTCGGGTTTGGCTACGCCTTGCCCGCTGTCTTCTTCTTCGCCTCCACGAAATAGGTCTGCATAATCTTCAATAAAGGCTCTGAATGACGCAAAAAAAAACAGGCAAACCCCCACACGTCAGCCATCTTCGCCTTCTTCATCGCCTCCGCCCTGTCGGCGTGCTTGCCGCCATCATACGCCAATGTCTTGCCGTACCACGTCACCTCACGCGTCAGGCTGGCGAGCAACAGGTGCAGATTAGCCACTACCTCCCTATCGCTGGTCAGCTGATAGTTTAGCAGTTCCATCATCTGCCCTGCGCTCATTTGGTCAATGAACCACTCCATCCTGTATCGCTTGGTGCCAATACGAACCACCCGCTTGGCAGGTAGCATCGACAGCGCACCGCACTCCTCGTCAATGACTGCCGCCCTTGCGTTTAGCTGTTCAATCGTCCACCCTTCAACAGCATTTTGGTCGAAGCCATCCACGATGCAGACGGTGTTGACCTTTTTCCGCAATGCGCCCATATCAGGGTCGATGGCGGTCAGTTCTTGGAACTGGGCAACGGTTAGGCGATTAAGCAATTTCATTGTATATGGTTATCAATGATTCAGCAACGCGGTCACTGCTGTACAGGTCGATGTCGCTTGGTGGTGCTAATACTTCCCTGCTGAGGATGCCGCCCGATGCGTTAAACTTGTAACTCAACACCGACTTGCCGCACATCCACGCTTCAATAGTTGTCCTGCCAATAAACAACCCGCAGGCGATGTGGCACGACTTCACCATCATCTCGATGTTCGGGATTGGCTGGTAATAGATGATGTCGCGAGCCTTACGCAGGTCAGACAAATAGTCGCCGTGGTCGTAGCCAATCAGCACAAACCGCTTGCCGTTATCCTTCGCCCACTGCGATGCATCGTAAATCATCTGCTTTCGCATATAATCAACCGTACCTGCCAACAGCACAAAATCATCCTCGGTCGTGTTCTCCTTGTTGAATTTAGATGAATCAACAGGATTGTATATGGTGCTGACCTTGTCCGAAGGGATGCCGTAGTTGCTGATGATGAAGTCACGTTCGTGACTGGCAATCGCAACGTAGTGCTTGATGCTGTCGTGCTTTACAGGTCGCTCCAAATCGTACACAATGCTGTGAATGGTCGTAACCTTCGGCGTTGTCGGGTATAGCTGACACAAGTGTTCAGTCACTGGCTTATGCTGGCAATGGATGATGTCAAACTGCTCATCGCCTGTCAACTGCGATAATTCTACGACCTTGATGCCGTAAAATGCCGCCTCGCTTGTGATTGGCAGGTGAATGTACATACCTGCCACCGTTACATCAAAGCCTCGGCGTTTTAACTCCTTGGCCAAGTAAAGGCAGTACAATTCCGAACCTGTGTACTGGCGAAAGAACAGGCACCCGATTAGTATCTTCATTGGTTCTTGATTTTGGCTGGATTTCCATATGCCAACGCCTTGGCAGGTATTGACCGCGTCACCACTGAACCCGCTCCAATGGTCGCGCCTTCGCCTACTTCAATGCCGCATACAATCGTAGCATTTGCGCCAATGTTGCAACCCTTGCGAAGTATTGTTTTCCTGAACCTGCCGTTCTTCATCCAATCGCCGTGTACGCTTGGCAGGTGGTCGTTGGTGGTCACTACATTCGGGCCGACAAACACATCATCCTCAATGGTTACGCCGTGATATATCAGCGCGTGGTTTTGGATTTTGCAGTTGTCGCCAATGGTGACGCTGTAGTCGATGTGTGCGCCCTCGCCAATGATGCAGTTGTCGCCAATCGTTGCACCTGTGCGGATGTGCGCGAATGCCCAGACGCGGCAATTTTTGCCAAGCGTGACATTCTCCTCAATGATTGCTGTTGGGTGTATCATAACGCAAATCTACATAATTACGTACTTCCCGCCTGCACTCTGCGATAACTTGTTCAGCGCAACATAACGCACCGCATCGATAGCGTGGTTGTACTTGTCAATCGGCACTCCCAACGATGCACCCGTGCGGTCAGTATCCCAAGTGTAGTTGCGTAGTTCCTTGATGAGGTTCGTGCTGGTCTTGGTCACTTGAAGCGTGAAGCGTTGCAGTATGTCGATGGAATTTCGGATGCTGTCCTGACCCTTGCTCGCTGGCTTGATGTTGAAGCCAAGGCGATGCACCTCCTCGATGCTTTTGGGCTCAGCTGAATCCGCGACAATCTCCCACGCCCGATTGATGCCGAACTCGCGAAGCTTTGTCGCGATGTCTTGGTTCGTCAGGTTGTTGGTGTACAGCAGTTCGTGAAGGGTCAGCGTGTCGCCTGACCTGTACACCGCCACCAGTGCGGTCGGGTCTAACGTGTACCCCCAGTCCAATCCCATCGCAACCAGTTTGGAAGTCGTGTAGTTAATCTCATCCACCTGCGTCCAGTCGCTGAATATCACGCCCTGAACACTGCCGACTTGTCCCAAGCCGTACACCCTCCACCTGTTCGCCCAATAGCTGGATGTCTCCGCCTTCTCCCTTGCCGCTTCGATGTCCTTGCGGATGGTGTCGGGTAGTGCTTCGTTATCGAGATAGGTCAATATCAGCAGTTCGCTATCCGCTTCCCTCAGGACCTCCGTGTGCGCCCAGAACTCGTGCGTTGGGTTGTAGTCAATGTATATCGCTTCGCTCGTACGGATGGCTAACTGGTAGTAGCTTTCAAAGTCGATGTTGTTCGCCTCATTGATGTACAGCACCTGACGCCTTGCACCTCTGAGCCTGCCTTCGCTATCTGCGCTGAAAAACTCGATGGTGCTTCCGTTGGCGAAGTGGTACGTCAGCAGGGTTTTATTCCAGCGGTCAGCGGACCAGCGTCCTGTAACCTGCATCACCTTTGCGAAGTCCTTGATAGCACCCCTGCGAAGGTGCGGCACGGATTCAGATACAACGCTGATTTCGGTCTTGGCTTTTGCCGCGATGTTGATTAGCACTGCAAGGATGGCGATTGTTTTTCCTGCACTTGTGCCGCCTTGGATGACCTTCTTGCGAGCGGTCATCTGCCGAATGCGCTTTATCGCTGTTGTGTACTTAAATTCCAATCTGCTTAATCTTCTCAATATAGACCACCGCATCCATCAACTCCTCTTGCAGATGCTGAATCCACTGGGCGAATGTCAGGTCATTGCGCTCCATTGTCGTGCCGTACTTGCGCTTGCCCGCCTCGGCTCTTGTCCTAAATTGGTCAATAACTGATTCAACTATGCGGTCACTCACGCAAACAAAAATTGATGCAGTTCTTCAATCGTGCGGCATACTTCCCTTCCATCCTTATCCCACATCTGCAAGTCCTCACGCCTGCCAAAATCCCTTTCGTACATCCACCAAGTAAGGCATTCGTACTGGTCTTGATTAAATACGTGCTTCAACAGCAGTTCAATGACTTCTTGTGCGCTCTCTCTAAATTCGGATAAGTCGATGCCAATTTTGTAAGCCTCTCGCGTCCGTTTGTTATCCGCATCCATCAGGTTCAGCAAATGCGTTAGTTCTTCAAGGGTCATAGGTCGTCATTAAATAGCGGCTGTTCGATGTGGACCTTCTGCTCTTGCTTGTCGGCCAAGCCAAGCACCCTGACTGCAATGGCACTGTTGTACACATTCGCGCCACTGCCCTCGACCATATCGCGGTCGCAAGTCGCTCGTATGCGGGTAAGGATGGGGCGAAATGCTTCGTGATGCTCGCCTTCTTCCCTTTGATAGTGCGACAAGTCAAAGCACCACCCTTCTTCTGCAAGGTAGCCTTCAAACCCCCTGAACGTCAGCGGCCGCTCCTTGTCGCGATACACCATTGCACCATCCTTTCCCACGTAATCCTGCACGCGGTAAGGATTTGCTTTCGTCCACGCTTTGTACGTGCAGAACAAATCCCACAACTGTTCAGGACTTTCAAACGCGGGTGGCCTTCCTACCTTCTTCATACCTCAACCGAATTCATTATGTCAATAATCTTCTCGCAGATAGCCACCTTCGCGTGTAATGCGTTGGGTGCATCGCAGTCG